CGGATAAAGCCCAAACCAAAATTAAAAGTCTGATTCCATGACCAAAAAAATCCCGACTTTCCTTTTCTTCCTCTTCCATAAAATTAAGGTTTCTTGTTTAATACTAACAATTTAGCTAAATTAGGAAAAACGAACAAATCATGTCCAAATTTCTAATCAATCTATTTATCAGGTTCGGCAAGTCAGAATCTGTGAGAAAAGGGCTTTTGCTAATGTTAAAATCGGCGGCTGAGAAATCAGATAATGACGTTGATGACGCAATAGTGAAGATGATTGAAGAAAAGCTTTTTCCAGTTAAGTAATGGATATCATCAAGGCTCTTTCATCTACTTACAGCCTTGAGGGTGAGTTTGAGGTGCAAAAGTCAATACAGTTTATTGAGAAACTAGAGGATATTGAATTACTCAAACCTTATGCAATAAAGCTATTACAGACAAATGCAAAGCAAGCTCATTTTATAAGCACTTCTCTTGAAGTCATATCTCAGCAAGCGGCATATATA